TAGCGCATCTGATTGAGCCGAACTTCCTGACACCGAAGCATCGTCGAGTGGTCTTCTACTTTACTGAGGACACCAACCAGATCAATCGCATGATCTATGGTATGAAGAAGCATCAGAGCCGAAAATTCAAGAACCCGCATGAAGAGTGGGAAAACTTTTTCAAAGTCCACATGACTAAGCGCTACAAAGCAGGAGACATTGAGGACTTAGCGAATCACATCAAGAACTTTACCACACCACAAGACAACAAGATTATTCCACCTCTGGTCGTATTTGACACGCAAGCTGCATCATTCGACATCGAGGACGAGAACAACAACGCGGAACTCTCAAAGCTGATCAGTCAACTGAAGATTCACTTCTGGGAGATGAACCGAATCCCTGTGTGGGTTATTACGCATATCACGAAAAGCTCGATGACGTCAGATGATTATGAAAAGCTAACTGCGAGAGGCGCGGGTGCGATTGCAGGGGATTCTAACGGCACCATGGGAATCGTGGACGTGGCTAACGTAGAAGGAAGAATCCTAGCGAACATAAAGGACAGGGACGGAGCGAGGTACAAAGAGGTGCGGGTCATCATTCATCACCACACGGCAGAAGGGATTACACCGTATGGCGACCCGACCGACATTGCATATTTCACGACAGAATACTTCGAGTCTTCCCCAGAACTTCGTGCAGAGGAGCGAGAGGAGAACTCTGAGGAGAACTTACTTGAAGAAATCTACAGAGCGATCCACTTCTCTCAGCAGCTTGAGGACTTTGCCACAGTCAACTCTCTCAAAGGAATGAAGCTCGGAGCAGACAAGCCGAAGATTCTTCAACTGCTCAACACTCTCATCGAGCGAGGTCGAATTGAGAAGGTAGAGAATACAGAAGAGAATCGTAAACGATTCAAGATGCATTCTCAGACGAGAGAGATCTATGTGATTCGAGGTGTATATGTTGGTTGATCTCGTTAGAAGTTGCTGGTTCTGGATGAGAAGTTGCTGGACTTCTCATAGAAGTCGTTGCGAAGTCGTTGGAGAAGTTGCTGGCAGGCTTATGAAATCAATGACTTGCAAAGCAGCGACTTCTGTAGAAAGTGAGAAGTTGCTGGGGAAGTTGCTGGCGAACAGTCCAAAAACATCCTGCCGTCCAGCATTGGCGCCTTCAGCGCCATGCAGGCATTGGTGTTTACCGAGTTTTGGTGGTTTTTTCAGCAGCAGCAACTTCTACTGTTTTCCTAAGGGAAGTCGCTGGAGAAGTCGCTGGGTTTGCCATGATGGAAAAATGCAGTTGCGAAGAGCGGAAAATTACCGCATAATTCGATCCATAATGCGTTTTGCGACAAAACTTTAGGAACTCAGACAGATGGAAAAACACGAATTCAATCCAGATCCGCTTCCTTCCCTCGCCTCCGCTCCCGAAAAAATCTCTGAAGAAGCTGTGGCAGAGAAAAAGAAATCAAAGTTTTCGGAAGAAACCCTGCGCTCGATCTCCGAGAAAATGATGGGCAACACGAACGCGACAAAGAACAAACCTTTCCGCGACATGCTCACACGCAAGATCATTCAGAACCCTCGCAAACTCGAGCGGATCGTTGAGAAGTTGCTCGACGAAGCCGAAGAGGGAGAAGCGTGGGCAGCCAAAGAAGTGATCGATCGTCTCGACGGAAAAGCTATCGCCACGCAAGAGATCTCTGGCATTGATGGTGCGCCCATCGAAGTCAATGGCGCAACGAACTTCACCGACGAATTACTCAAAGATATCTTAGCCACAAGACAAAAAGAACAGCAATGATCTCTGAAGAGCTCGCGCAGAAGATCGCGACCAAGATTCAGTCTGGTCCAGATCTCAGCGTTCTCCCCGCGCCCAATCGCGCTGCGCTCAAGGCTCGGCTCAAGTGGCTCTCTTCCGCGGGTAAGCATCAGATAGAACCTGCGGGAGATTGGTGGACTGTTTGGCTACTCCTCGCTGGACGCGGTGCAGGCAAGACTCGCTGTGCTTCAGAATGGCTCTGGTGGCAAGCGTGGAGCAATCCTGGAACGCGTTGGCTCGTCTCCGCGCCCACCTCTGGCGACGTCAGGGACGTCTGCTTCGAGGGGGACTCGGGACTTCTCAGCGTTGTGCCGCAAGAGATCATCGTCGAGAACAATGGCTACAACAAGTCCCAGCACGAGCTCAAGCTCGTCAATGGGTCTCTGATCAAAGGCATTGCTGCGTCCGAGCCTTCTCGCTTCCGCGGTCCACAATTCCACGGAGGTTGGTGCGACGAGCTCGCTGCGTGGGATTACCTAGACGATGCGTGGGATATGCTGCAGTTCGGTATGCGTCTCGGCTCGCGCCCACAGATCATCTGTACCACAACACCAAAGCCGAAGCCACTGATCATCGACCTTGTTGACCGCGACGGGCAAGACGTCATCTACACGACCGCGTCTACGTTCGACAACATTGACAACCTCGCGCCCACGTTCCGTGATCAGATCATGCAATACGAAGGCACGAACATCGGTCGGCAAGAGATCTATGCTGAGATCATCGACCCCGAAGAGTCTGGCGTGGTCAAGCGAGATTGGTTCAAACTTTGGCCAGCCGACCGCGCTCTGCCTCGTTTCGAGTACGTCGTCCAGTCATATGACTGCGCCACGTCCGATAAGACGAAGAACGACCCGACCGCTTGTACGGTCTGGGGCATCTTCAAGCCGAACGAGGACAAAGCTATGTCGGTCATGCTGATTGATTGCTGGACCGAATACCTTCAATACCCCGATCTGCGCCCACGAGTCATCGAGGAGTTCGGCTCCATCTACGGTGACGAGAACGAGTTCGGTGTGGGAAAGAAAGTAGACATGATCCTCATCGAAGACAAGTCAGCAGGAATCTCCCTCATTCAAGATTTACAACGTGCTGGGTTGCCTGTTCGCTCCTACAATCCTGGTCAGGCAGACAAGATGATGCGTCTGAATATTATTTCCCCCATAATCCAGAGAGGACGCGTATACTTACCTGAATCAACAGTCAACGCAGGACACGCACGAGATTGGGTAGATCCTTTGATCAATCAAATATGCGCCTTCCCCGAAGTTCGTCACGACGACCTTGTGGACTCGACCACTCAGGCTCTACGCATCCTGAGGGATCTTGGTTTCTTGACCATCGACTACATTGCAGATGACAGCGATATGTACGTCGATGACACCAAACCTCGCAGAGTAAATCCGTATGCCATATAACGAGTTCGGCGAATACATTCCTGACGACCTCGCGCTCGACACGATGAAGTATGAGCTCGCCAAGAAAGGTCTCATGCCTCTTCGTCCAGGAGGATCCGACGTTCCGTATGTCGCTTCCGAAGTTCCGCAGACGTATGTCGCCAAGCCTCCTCCACCGCCAAAGAGCACGGCAACGAATGTGCCGCAAGCCATCGTTGATCGGCTCGGATTGTCCGCGATACCGCAAGCTGCGCTCGGTATGATTAGCTCGTTTCCTGCGTCAGTCGCACGAGAGCTCGGCAAATCTGAACTCGCTGACAAACTCCAATATATGCCAACGTCGCAAGCTGGCATGGACGTTCTTGAAGGAGCAGCCAAACTTCCCGAAGTGATCACAGGCTCGACAATGGGTTTTGGTCCTCTGGCTGAGTATTGGGTTCCGAAAGCTGGATTCGGACTTCAGCGTCGCCCATTCATCTCGCCCGATGACGTGAGAGTCATGGGTAGCCGAGCTGTCGAGACTGGACGCGAGTTCCGTAACATTCCCGAAGACTTCCGTGCAGCGCAATCAGGTCTGCAACGTGAAAGCGTCTTCGGTGGTCCGACCGTCGGTACTCGCGCACAAAGTGTTGCCGAGGGTATCGGCGACATCATGGCGCGTCGTGAGATGCAAGGTCTGTCGCCCATTCCTGGAATTCCTGATATCGTCACACCGCAGACTCGCATGTATGCTGTGCGTCAAGCCAACGTCGGACAGATGATCGACCCGACCGATCTACCGACCGCGAAGTATTCCGACCAAACTAGAAAGATCAAAACTCCGTCCGATGTATTGAGCGATGTTCTTCCTTATGTCGAGACCGACTATCCGCACAACACGCAACACGAATACTACAACGCTGCGGTCAGAGACGCACCTATCGACATAACCCAAGCGTGGAAGACATATTCTCAAAACAAGATCAACGAGATGTTCCCTGACGCGCCCAATGAGTCCGCTGCAGCAGAAGCCTATGCCAATCGTTTCGATCAGAAAGGGTTCGCGCTCAATCAAATTGACATGCTGTCCGACTTTGCTCGTTCGCCTCAAGCACTCGAAGCAGTCGAATCTATCGCTAAACGTCGTGACACGCTCTTAGGAATCTACAACGAAGCCAAGAACAAACCCAAGAAAGACATACCAGAAGACCAACGTCAAGCGCACGAAGAGAACGTCGAGAAGCTGGAACTTGAAATCCTCAATCAAAACTTGATGCCTGAGCTCTCCCGCGAGGAGTTTATCAAACGCATTACCCCGCCGACCAAAGAAGAGTATATGCGTCGTGCTAAGGCTGCGCGAGATTACATTCAGGGCACGTTCAAGAAAGATATCGCTAAGTATATCGGCACGTCGCAAGGTCCACAGATGGAGCTCGCTAAGCGTGGTGTCACGATGGCGCCCAAGGAAGAACTTCTTGAAAAGCTCAAGCAGCTTCAGTCCGACCGAGGTGCTTACAGCGGTGAGATGCGCGAATTAGAGAAACAACGCGGTAAAGCAGGTTTCAACCCCAAAGGTGAGATGTATCCGCTCATCGTCAAGACCGAGACCGAAGTCAAAGACCTTCAGACTCAGTTGAACGATCTGAATCGTCAAAAGAGCGAACTGCGCGATCTTCATCGTGCTGAAATGCCTGACGAACCAGATCCTGCTCGTAATCCCACGGAGACAGGCGCTAAATATCGCGCACTGACCAACCCGATGAACGCATTGATCGACAAGATTGAGCAGACCAAGAAGCAGCTTGAGAACTTCAGGTTAGCCAACGCATACGAAACCATCAGCGACATCGCCTACACTCCTGTGTTCGCCAAGACGTTCAAAGA